TGTCTCCACTCAAATAATTACCTGGGACCATACCTCCAAACCCGTTGGCGGCATGTACTACGCCGCCATTATTGAACAAACCACCGAATAATGAGAAGATGGGACCAAGTATAGGGATTCCGGACAGCAAAGAACCGCCTGCCTGCATTCCCGTTCCTAATGAGCTCATTGCCTGTATTGCGTGCAGTATGGTATTGGTTATCTGCATAATCGCAACAACCTTAGTAAAGCCTTCAGGTATATCCACTCCAAGGTCTTGCAAACTCCTTGTTATCGTTTGGACGTTATTAACCATTTCCCCTAAATTAACTTTAGCTTCCTTCCCGCCTGTTTTCTGTGAGCTCACGCCACCCGTGGCCACATCCAGCTTAATGGGGTTGTCCTTAGCGTATTCGTTGAACTTGTCCACAACGCTCTGCCATTGCTCCGGGGTAATGAAGTCGCCGGGGTTGTTACCGAATATCTTCATCCATAGGTCTTGTGGCATGAATTCGGCAATGTCTATGCCACGGCTGACCGCCTCCTGCATCAGGTTGGCAAGTGTAGTGGCATCTATCAGCTGGGCATTAAGGGCGTTAAACTCGGTGCTTCCCAGTTGTGTACCTGCCAGCCGTTCGCTCAGGTTCTGCCGGAAGGCGGCCATATTGTTCTGGGTGTAGCTGAAGGCCCCGGCGGTCATACCTTGCATATAATCGCCGCCAACCTTGTTCATGGCGGATATGTATCCTTTCAGGTCGTTGGCATTAAAGGCGGCTGTGGCTTCGTTCAGGGCTTGTGCCATGCGCTCCTGAGCCTGCTTCATCTGCCGTGGGGCCTCTTGTGCGGCCTTCTCCTCATCGGCGAGTCTGTTTACCTCACCGCCAAGGGCTACCACGCTATCGGCGGCTTTCTTTTGTGCTTCGGCAAACTCGGGGCTGTCATACTTCTCGCGGGCATCTCCTATACTCTTCCAGAGGGTTTCGGCGGCCTGCAACTCCTTGCGCTTAGCTTCAGCCTGGCTGATTGTGCCCGCCTCCAGCTCCAATGCTGCCTGCTCCAATGCCTGCTGGTAGTCCGTCTGCGCCTGATTAACCTTCTCCTGTGCCTGCTCAGCATCCGACTTGCCGGATGCGGTTGTGGTGGTGTTTGGGTATTTCGGATTCCTGACTATATTAGTTGCAGCGGTCGGATTCATAATCTCGGAGGCTTTGTCGAGGAACATCTGCATAACCTGCTGCTCAGCCTCCATGCGTGATGTGGCCGTCCTTACCCCGTTGGAATATTGCCATCGGTCCAATGCCTTGCGCACGAATGGAACTCCCTGCCAGTTGCTCGACTGCTCGTTCACTTCCTGCCAATGTCGCCAATTCGCCATATCGTTAGTGGCGGCAGTTACGCGCTTGCTGTACTTATTCCGTATCTGATTAAATACATTTTCACGCTCCGATTCGTCAGCCTGCTGGAGTGCTCTAAGGTCGTTCTTCACTTCTTCAGGAACTCCCGTAGTGCCGTATTTCTCCTTCCGTGCCTGTCCCGGCGTTATACCCCATAGCAGACCCTTGATTTTGCCCAGCTTCTCTATCACATCTGCCAGGGCGTTTATCAGCTGGGTCTTGATGCCGGTTGCCATCTCGTCCCATCCGTCATAGCTGAATGTCTCACGGAGAGAGGCATTAAGGTTCTCATTGGCAGTCTGCAAGTCGGCAAGGGCCTTGCCCACCTCACCTGTCTGTGTCTTGGTCTGCTCCAGGTTGGTATTCAGTGTGGAGATTGCCTTAGCAAGATTGGTTCCGGCAGCAGTTCCCTGGCGGCCGAAGACAGACTGCATGACCTCGCCTGCCGTCTGGCTGCCCGCCTCGCAGTGCTCCAGTTTCTCGGCCACCTGCCTGAGAGCGTCGAAGACTGACATACTACCGTCGCTCATTTTCCGAGCCATCTCCTGCCCGTCAATACCCAACTTGGCCAGAGCCTCGCTTGTCTGCTTGGTCATCAGTCGGATATTACGGATACCAATAACGATGGCGTTCATATTCTGGTCGGTAAATATTCCGCCCTCGCTGTTATGAATGACGGCTACAAGCTGACTGGCACTAACGCCAGCATCCCGAAAGCTGGGAGCGTACTGCTGAATCATGCTCAGCAGTTTCTGCCCGTCACCTCTTATCATACCCTGCATTCCATCCTTGATAAGACTGATAGCTTCGCTTCCGCTTATGCCGAATTGGGTCATGAGGGTATTTGCGGCCTGGATGGAGTCGTTGAAGTTGACCTTGTAGGTATCCGTCAATGCCCGCATCTTGTCCGTCATATCGTTGGCCTCAATGCCTTTCAATCCGGTTGTGACGGCGGTGAACTCGTCCTGACGGGCAAGTTCCTGGTTGTACTTCGCCCATTCCTCCGTGCCCTTTGTGACAGCGGCGATGGTGGCACCCAGACCGGCGGTAAGCAGAGCGGTGCGGCTGGTAAGCAGCTCCGTAAGATTGGCATTAACACCCATCTTACGTCCAATGCCGTCAATGATGCTGCCGAACTGCCCGAACTTCGAGCCGCTCAGTTCCTGACTAATGTCGTTCAGCTCTTTTTTACCCGCCTGGATGCGCACCTTCAGTTCATCCAGGGACGATTTAAGGGATTTGCCGAACGGGGACTGCTTCTCAGCCTGTGTCAGCTGGTTATACTGAATCCGGAGGTCGGTGAAGGCTTTTGTGAGTTCCGATATGCCGCCGCGTGCGGTCTTATTGACGGTTTCCATCTTGCCGAGGTCACGCACGTATTCGAGCACGCCTTCATCCAGCTTTTCAAGCGTTCCGCCTACCTGACGGCATTTGGTGGCATAAGCCTGCAAACTCTCTGCCGCACGCTTGATCTTGTTGTCGTATTCCGAGCTCTCCACTCGGAGTCTGGTGATTACATCTGCCATACCTTATCCTAATTCCTGTTTAATCAATTCGTCTATCAGTTGTGTCAGTTCCTCCGCCGCACGGCTTATGGCCTGCTGACTGCTGGTCGGGAAGAAGTTACGGGCAGCAATTCTTCCCCTGCTTCCCGTGTTGACCGTCTTGCCGTACTTCTGGATATTACCGCCTCGGCTGCCCCGCTTGACACGAGCACGGGATTCGTCCTGTGTGAACCGTATAAAACGCTCATCGGTGCCTTCGCTCAGGAACCTGAGAATAAATGCACGGTCAGCTCCGTAGTAGGATTCGAGCTTATTCGTCCGTCCGCTTCTTAATCTCCTGTTTCCTCCGCGCTGGCCTGTTTTTAGCGAGCGGGTGGGAGTGTAATTGCCAGATGCCCCGGCACGGCGTTTATTCAGTATGTTTACGTTACCGCCGAGGATACGCTTATACACCGACATCCTTACGGCCTTGTACGCCTTGCGGGGATCGCTCCCCATCGCATTGCGTGCTGACTGGCTTACACTCTTTCGTGCCTCAGTCAATACCTTACGGATGAGCCCCTGCACCTTCTTCTCCATGCGCGGATTGCTCATCAGCAGGGATTCCAGCTCTTTACGCTGCTCAACGAATCCCTCCAGCCTGAATGCGTCTGTTATCTGTGTCATACAATACGCGCATTATATAGGCTTAGGGTTACTCCAAAGTTACTCCACAATTACTCATAAAAAAAAACGGTCAGGATGGAAAGTCCCGACCGCTTTTTGTGATACGAAAAGAGCCCACGCTTCACAGCGGAGGCTCTTCATAAATCACTAACAAAAATATAACTATGAAATCCTATGCACGTATTCTGGTATGGCACTGGCTATACGGTTGTGTATGTCGGTGTACCGGTCCTTATTCTCATAGAAGAGGGCGTGTGACTGGTCGGCACCGAATACATAGGGGTAGTTGCAGCGGCTCAGGCAGCGGAAGGTCTTACCGGCTATCTTGGCGAATGCCCACTGCCAGGTCTCATCGCTGCTGGGTGACAGGCTCATGAAGAGGCTGCGGTCGAAGAAACGGGGATTGGTGAACGTATGCGCTGGATAGAGGGTTCCAGCAGCTCCGTTTGCAGGCTTGGCCGTAATGGTGACATCGCCGGGGTGGGTGTTGGGGCAGCGCGTCTCCGTTATGCGTCCTTTGTTGACCGATATAACGGCGTTGCTCTGTCCGTATATAATATCATCCGGGAATGCGTCATGGTCAGCGAGGAAGGTCTTCAGCCAACCCTCCGCCTGGATATTGTCATCATCCACTACGAGAATAGGATTGTCCGGGTACTTCTCCAGCGTAGGCATCAGCTTCTTGTGGCTACGGATGTTGCCGGGGTCATAGATAATCTCCACCTCCATCTTCTCCAGACGGCGAATGAGGGCACAGGCATCATTGCGGTATCTGGCATCACATACCTCCTCCTCGCTGAGCACCATAACGGGGTGGATGCACTTCCGCATCCTAACCCCTGCCTGACTGAGTATGCACTGCATGGCCTGATGCGCTGTGCGGTAGCGAGGCGGCCATGTGGTCATGCTAATGATTACGGTTTTTATGTTGTTCATATTCGGCATTCATCGCGTCAATCTCGGCCTGGAGCTCCTGCCGCTCGCGCTCGGAGAGCGGAGGGGCATCCTGGCCCTTATAATTATCAAAGTAAAGCGGTATAATGTCCTGCGGGTTCTTCCTTTCGGGGTTCCCCATGCAGAACATGGAGGCCCATACATTCATGCGCTGGAGCTGATATTGCAAGATATTACGGCGGCGGTAGCCACGTACGATCAGCGATATTTCGCAGTGCGACATGTCATAGAGGCATTCTATGCGGTCTCGTCCAATCTCGCCCACGATAAGCTGGAACAGATCATGGGCGGTTATGCGTTTTTTTCGTCATCCTCCTCATCCTGCTCTTCGGTCTCCGGCTGAATCACCTTGGGGGACTCATACCACTTGATACGCAGTTCCACGCAGGAGGCTATCAGGTTGGTAATCTCTTGCGGGGTGGCGTTATACATAATATCCTTTACGGTGACGGGAGGTTCCTTCCCATCACATTCATAGGCCGCCATGATGCAGGCGAAGCTAAGCCGGATGAAGTCATCCGTTGTGGCCTTGGCGGGACCAAATATCATTTTACCGGCTTCGTCGAAATGGTCGGTCGGTACGGGCAGGAAGGTGTTGATGTCCTTGCCGGACAGCAGCTCATAGCCCGTCTCGCTGGCAAGGCAATAGCGTACCTTCACGTCCTTGCCGCAAATAGTAAGAGTCTTTTCTTGAATCATATATAGTTCCTTTATTTATTATTATTCAGATTAAGAAAAATGCCGCCCGTCCGTTGATTATGATAGTGGGGAAGCATATTCAGGGACGGGCGGCTATCGAGTGATAGGAAAGTGAGAACTATGCTACCTCATATTCGCCATAGCCGGTCAGGGTAGCCTGATAGTCGGCATTTGCCCTGTTCTGGCCGTTGAGCTGTAACTGGGTAAGCACTACGCTACCGCTGGCGATGGTGGAGGATGCCGTTCGATTGTTGGCACCGCCAGTATTGGCTATCTTCCACTTCACGGGGGTACCGTTATGGTAAATAGTCTCCACATCGTTCAATGCCTGTGCAGCCACCTGCGAGGTAATATCCTCACCGCTGCGCATCAGAGCGGATGTGGTAATATCGTAGCTCAGCTCGGTTGGCTCCTGAACCTGCCAGTCGCCTTCCGTATCCTTAGTAGTCACATTCTCCATACTCAGGCTGACATGGAGCTGCAACTGACGGGCAGCTGCGATAACCTTGGCGGGAGCCGTGGTATTGTCCGAACTGAGGAACAGACGGATGTTCTGACCCTTCGTGATGGATGCGGGAGGATTGACGGAGGTCTGAATTGCGCTGGAGCCATTCGATGCGTCAATCTTGCCTGTGCCGATGAGCGTAACCTGTTTGGCGCAATTCTCGCGGTCGTTGAAGGTGAACGTAGCATCAGTAATGTACGCCATACCCTGGCGGGAGAAGTTGGCTAAGGCACGTGTCTGGTTGTCAGATGTCTGGGTCTCGTCCCACATTACTAAGAACGGGGTATGCGACTTGATCATCGCAAGCAAGGCGGCGGTATCACTGACATCCATCGCATCCACCTGAATCTGCCAGCTCTTGCTGACGGTGACAGGCTTCTGTGCGAGGCCCACATCATCCTTAGTGCTGGCATTATCGGTGTTGTTAGTCAGTGTAATGGAGCAGTTGGTAGCCGCTGCCAGGCAGGTGAGGCTCGTACCAATCATTCCCATCACACGGAAGTTCTGACCTTTTAATGTTGCCATATTTTTAAACTGTTAAGGGATTAAATCAATTCTGACTGTGTACTGGAAGTCAACTGTATCTCTGCCTACGGGTCCCGAACAGTACTTAGTGCCCGCTGGAATCCTACCGATCAGCTCTGCCAGTGCTTCCGGAGAGGGAGCTTTCACTACGGCCTTGCCGCAGCCAAGCAATTCGTCAACGAAGGCAGGTATCTCGGCCTTCGGCTGTTCAGTTGTTTTCTTCTTCATCGTCGTCTTCAGAATAGTAAGCATCACACTGGTAATGCACAACATCGAAGTAGCAAGGCTTGGTCCAGTCCCATGCCACACCCTGCGTCTGAGGGTATTCTTCGGACAGGATTGGTATTATCTCAACCTCATCCGCACGGGCGGCAATGTAACGGGCCACTGCCTGCATAGCCTTCATAACCAGTCTGTCCACTTCGTTGGGGCTCTCTGCCGCCACCTCAATGCCTGCGCTAAGCGACCAGCAGTAAGGCATCCAGCAGTCGTCCTTGGTTGATGCGGACGGACGTTTGCCTTCATCCGTGATGATAATATACGGAAGGTCGGTATTGTCCTGCTCATCGGGCGCAACCTCGAAGCACGTGGACTTAACCCGCCCGCCTATGGCTTGCATAAGCGATTCATCAGCGGTAATGGAGTTAAAAAGGATTTTATCGAGTCTAAGCATTGTTCAGTGTAATGCGTTATGGTTTCTGTTTAACTTGGGAATTGAAAAACCGGCGGGTACTTACCCTTTGCAAGCGCATCAGAGCACCCGCCGGTCAAAGGAACTACCAAGTGAAAACTTGCGGTGAGAGATTACGCGCTGGGGTTCACGACCTTGAACAGGGCGAATGCCTGGGGCTTGCCGCTGGTATTGCCGTTCACGAGATGAGAGAGCTCCGTGATGGAAATCTCAGTCGAGAAGACGATAACGGTCTTGTTCTGCTTGGCTACGGCAGCACTTGTTGCGTCAACGGTCTGACGAACCTCGCCGTGCTGCTGGATGGGCAGGTACTGGAAGAGACCGATACCGATGTACTCGTCGGTGTCCTTCACGTACTCGTTGTCGCCATTCAACGTGTAGTTGATGTGTTTGGTGGAGACGTAGGGGTGACCGCAGAGCATACCGTCCTCGATGATGGGGTGGGCTGCCACGCCGTTGCCCTCGAAGGTGTGCTTCAGCTTAGCCTCCATGACAGGAGAGACAACTACGCAGCCGAGGTCTTCGAAGCCGAGCTCAGCAATCTTGGCAAACTCGATGTCAATCTGAGCACCGATAGTGTTGTCGAAAGTGAGCGAACCGGGAGTTACCTGTGAGAAGGCACCCTTGTTCTGGTTCCAGTTGGCGTGAGAGTAGTTCTTCTTAGCGAAGTAGATCTGCCATGCCTTCTGCACCTTGTAGAGCACGAATGCCACGAGGTCGAAAGCGGCATTGTCGATGGCCTTGTTGCTGACTGCAACGGAGAGGCTCACGCGGCTACTCTGTACCTTGATGTTGGCGAAGTCAAGAGCCTGGTCGTTGATGGCTGCGATTTCGCCTGCCTCCTCCATCTCAACGTCGTTGATGCTGTAGGGGTAGAGCTCGTCGCCAACTACGCCACCGATGAATGACTGACCAACGGGACGGCCAAGACCGCCTTCCTTGGTGTCGATGATGTCCTGGATGTTCAGAACGATGGCACCAGACTCGGCGATAGACGAACCGTCGGGGGTTGTCTTCGGAGCCAGTGTGGTGGTGTTGCCCTCACGCTTCTGGCGAACGCCCTGCAAGTACTCGCGGTACTGCTTATTGCGGTCGATGTTCTCGCGGAGCTCGGCAATAGCCGCCTCGTCCTTCGAGAGCATAATCTCGCGGTGGTTATCCTCCAGCTCCTTCTTCAGTTCGGCCATTTCGCGCCTCTCCTCAGCGGTGTACTCTTCGCGCTTCTCCTTCTCCATCTGGAGATAGATTGCTGACATGCGAGCCTGAATCTCGCGGTTGCGTGCTGCCTTAGCAGCGATTTCCTTTTTGTTCATCTTAAAACAGTTTTAAGGGGTTAATAACTAAAGTTGTCTGTTTCTTGCTCGAGAGCCAGGCGACGCTGACGCATACGCATCACGGCTACGGCCTCGCGCTCTTTCTTCTCGCGCTCCTCGCGGGCTTGCTTCTCGGCGTTGGTCTCACCACCATTGGCTTCGCGCTCCTGTGCTTCACGGGCCTCGCGCTCTGCTTTCTCGGCATTGGTCTCTCCGCCGTTGACCTCACGTTCCTTAGCTTCGCGTGCCTGCTTTTCCTCCTCAGTCTCCTGGGTGGTACCTGCCTCACGCTTCAGCTGCGCTTCAATGGCAGCGTCTATGCGGTCGCTCGATTCACGGGTGGCCACTGATGTCTGCTCGTAGGCGGGGTGAGTGACAATGCTCACGTCATAGAGGTTGACGATGCGCTTCACATGACGGAGCCACACCACTTTGCCATCCTCGATGTCGTTGGTCCTCTCGTAGCTCACGCCGTTCTCTGAATCTTCGTAGTCATCGTCGAAGGCGAACGACATGCCGGTGATGTCGCCTCGCTTGATCAGTGTCAGCGTGTCGTTGGCGGCAGTAGTTTCTGGCAGGTCACACTCGCAGTTGATGCCGTCGCCTCGCATCTCCAGCTTCAGCGTATCCTTATCGGGGTTGTTACGATAGCGACCCAGCACATTCACCACGTTAGAGTTGTGGTTCAAGTTCAGGATGATGTCGCTCTTCTGGAGCACTTCACGACTGATGCAGCCAGGCTCCAGTATCTCGTACACCACTCTGGTCGATGACCACGGTGTGAGATTATGGCTGCGCACACCGAAGACTATCGGGCGACCGGCTATCACACGACTGCCCTCTTGTCCTTCAGTTTCTCGCACTTGCAGTCCGCAAGTGTCCGAGCCGATGAATCTTACCTGTTTTGTCATATCTCGTTTTACATTTGAAAATGTTATCTACTTATCGGGCGAAATAATGTTTTGGGTTTACTGCGCCCCGAACATCTTCAGCATCAGTTCCGACTTTGCCTTGTCGAGACATTTGCGGCAATACGGATGACTGGGGATGTCCGGGTCAATGACAGGCCAGAATGCAACGGCCTGCTTTCCACATTCACAGCATTTACAATCGCTCGCTTTTATGCTCATACTCTCGCTGGGTTTACTGCGCGATGCACACGGCTTTCGCGCTTCTTTCTCTGCTGCTGAATCTCGCGCTCCAGAGCGTCGATTTCCTCTTTTGTAGTATTAGGTGTCATACGCTTCTATTTTTATTGTCACGTGACAGTTTCAAATTGACACGTGTCAGTTTCCAAATCGACACATGTCGATTATTTTCCGTCTGCTTGCGGTTCCCCGCCAACGGTGTAGTTGCCGGGCTTCAGCTGCGTGCTTGCGTCGGCTTTCGCCAACAGAGCCTTCAGCGTCATCAGGTTGGCACTCGCCATTGGTTCGTCGCCGTTCTCCACGGCTGGCATATCGTGCTCAGCACGCACCTCGTTGATGGTCTTCGCGCCCGTTTGCAGGTTCAGCATATCCACCTTCGCCTGTGTCTCCTTATCCATGCGCAACAGTGGCTGCTCGCACAGGTGGAAGCGGTGCTGACCGTAGTCGTAGATGCTCAGGAACTTGCGGAAGCATTCGGCCTCCATCTCGGCTCCGTCGGGGGCAATGGTGCGGCTCAGGTACTCCATCGTCGCGTTGGTGTAGGTGGTGTAGTGGCTATTGGTATCCATCATCAGCAGCGGGCGCGGGGTGGCGTAGAATCGGGCCACGTCGTCCAGGTTCATGTTCAGCATCTCCATCATCTGCATGTCCTGTGCGCTCATGGAGAGGTTCTGAAAGTTCTCCAGCCCGTGCATACTCACGATGTCCTCGCCCGAATAGAACTTACGCTGCATCTCCTTGGCCGTGTTGTTCACTTGCTCAGGGTTAAGCAGACCGAAGGCCAGCGTGCCTTGCCCCTGCGTGGGTTGCTTCTCCGAGATGATGCCCTTGATACGACCGCCCTTCGCCGCCGTTTCGAGTGCCAACTGGCTCTCGGTCTTGATCATACTCAGGGTGTCGATAGCGAACTTCAGCGTAGAAATACCCCAGAAGCCGTTGCGCTCGCGGTAGGTGTTCGGGAAGTGGAGCACGTCGCTCATCGGCACGATGCGGTTCTTTATCAGTCCGCGCTCACCCATGTAGGTGATGGTGTAAGTGTTGGTGCCGAGGTTATAACCGCCGCACTCTGCCAGCCACAGGCGCACAGGCTCTTCCAGTTCGTCGCGCTCGATGTAGATGAATCCGTTGCCCAGCATCAGGCGGTTCACCGTCACCTGCTCCCACATGCTTTGTGCCGACATCATGGGATTGGGCTCTACCTGCAACAGATAGTTCAGACGGGTGCCGAACGACACGTTGCCGCCACGGGGCTTCTGAATATCCAGCACGAAGTTGCCGCCCTCGCGGTTGCGCATCTGATACTGCATCTGCATCTGTCCGATTGTCTTGGCCCTCAGCTCCACGGCACGATAGACCGCTGAGACGGTCAACGCCACTCGCGGACTGCCGGCATACACAATGCGCTCCTCGAACGAGCCGCCACCATCCTGCTTCTGTTGCTGGTTGGCCGGGTGGTTCGGGTCGGTCGAAGCGGGGATGCCCGGAGTCTGAGGTGCCTCGCGCTTGTTCCTGCCAAAGAAATTTCTTCCGAATAATTCCATAATTATTTCTTCTCTTTTCTATTCGCGCGTTTTGTGGTCTTGGGTTTACCAAGGCTGTCTGTCTTCGTTTCCTCAGTCTTCACTTCCGGCTTCACGTAGTCAGGGTCTTCGATAACCTCCCATCGCTTCAAGTCTCGCGTGTCGATTGCCTTGTAGGTCTTGCCACTCAGTTTGCTCTTCAGCAGGTATCCCGTTTCGGCCTCCAGGCGGTACTGGTCATTGCCCTGCGGTGTCTTTGCGATATGTTCCATAATCTTCTGCGTTTTGTGGTTCTGGAATAGGAGCGCACTCAGTATCATTTCCTTCTCCGGCGTGCGCTCGTTTACGCCAAAGAAATTGCGGTCGCTCTGCGACCTGATCATGTTCGTATAGTGATCGTCGCCGTGGTATCCGCGTGATAGTTTCACGTTCACCCACTCCTCGGCAGTCTTCGTCCAGTAGTGGTCAAGCCACATCGTGTCGTGGATAATCTTCTCAGAGAAAGCCTTCTGAGGTGTCGGCTCACCATGCACGTCGATGCAAGCCAACGTGGGACTGACAGGATTGTGGGGATTGTTACCGAACTTGATGTTACCCAGCCCACCGCGCACCATGCACTTGATATGCAGGTTCTCCGGCCACGGGTACTTGATGCAAACGTCCTTCGGCATAATGCCCGTGAAACGCTCCTGCACGGGTCGCGGGTCGTAATGCACCAGCCCAGTGTCGGTCATCGTGCGCCAGTTCACCATTAGCACGTCGCCAGTCTTGTATCGCTTCAGGAAGTCCTCGATGTTCTTGCCGTCGAAGCGCAGGAACTCGTCGATGTCGAAGAACAGCATCCAGCCGTATTCGCCTCGGTGCTTCGCATAGCATTCCTCGTAGGCACTGCACTGCGCACGGTTGCGGTTGCCGACATCTATGAGTTCCACAAAGCCGCTCTCCACGTAGGGCTGCACCACGTCAGCCAGCCGCTCCTCGTCGCCGTGATAGTTGTCGTAGAGATACACCTTCGCCACACCGATGCTCCGGTAGTAGTCCAGCCACTCGCAGATGTAGCGGTTCTCCTGACGGCCAATGCCGCATAGAGCAACCTTTGTCGGTTCCTCCTTCCACAGCCATGCGTTCTGAGTCAGCCACTCGTCGGCCTTGTGCTTCCACAGCCACGAACCGCTGCCCATGTGGATCATCTTCTTGGTAATGTCGATATGTTTCACCCTCGCCTGCGGACATTTCTTCAAGTCCTCGTTGAACGATGCACCCGTGTCGTAATGTTTGCCGTAGAGCACCTTGCCACCGATGATGGCCCACGCCCTGTCAGGATCAAAATAATGCAAGCCAAGCCGACGACACTCCGGCGCGTTGATGTAGCAAAGGAAAGGAATCAGACGACTGATACCATACACATTCATGCCGCTGTCCGTCGCGCCGATGGCCGTGTACTGGTCGTCAAACATATCGTCAATCGGAGCCTTCAGCAGGATGTCCGAATCCATCAGCACGAACGGGCTCCTCGATGTTCTGCATCAGCCACTCCACACTCAGCATGTGCTTCACTGAGCCAAAATTGCAACCCTTGGAATATCCCTGGTCTTTATCCTTCTTCCACTTCGCAAGCTCCGCATCGAAGTCAACCAACTGCCCTTTGGAGTTATCAATGATTTCCACATCGCCAATACCCACTATCCTCTTCTTTATGTTCTTCGCCTTGTCTATCGGGTACGGCTCTGCCTTCACCTCTTCTCCTTCTTTTGTCACCCAAGACCGCGAGTTCTCAAAGATGACCACACGCCCGTCATATCCCTGCTTCCGCAGCGACATCACCGTCGCCGTCGTCAGCTTCGGTGTGTTGAAATGTACGATTGCAACTGTCTTCTGTTTCATAGGTCTATTTTACGATTTCCGTTGCCGTTATCTGGATGGTGTTCTCCTGGCGGTCAGCGTGCAAACTCTGAATCTGATAGGTCACGCCGTCGCATTGCAGGCGGGATTCGCGTGTTACCACGTTGTTGTAGCGCATACGTATTAGAACCGTATCGTAAGCATCCAAGGCACCCTCGCGCAGTGCCTTTACGCCCTTGCTCCACGTGACATCCGCCCACACGGTAGCGGCAGGCTGGTAAGATGTTGTCTCACCAAACCCACTCGCCACCTGCTTGTTCAGGATAGTCACGCGGTACTTTAGCATTTCACTTGTGTAAGCCATATTTTCTTTTTCGTTTTTGCTGCCGGAAACGGAAAACGCCCGACAGGTATTTCTACCTATCGGGCGTTTTGTGGTTTCGGGTTTACTAACAAAAAAAAGAGGTCATCCCCAGTGTTGGAGATGACCTCTTTTAACTCTCTTCGTCGTAACAAATATAGCGTACAAACGCTTTCTCGCTGCTGTGACCTGTTGCTCTTAGTATCTTGTTGCGCGGAATGTTCCGCAGCGTATTGATGGTGGCAAACGATCGGCGGGCACTGTGCGAAGATATGAGCTGATAGCGCTGTTTGGTTTCGCGGGTGATTTGCCCGTTTATCTTATTGTCAATGTGAACTTCATCCATGAAGTCCTCGCCAATGTGGCGCAAAAGCTCATGCAGATACGTGTTGTAGTTATTGATGTCGCCCGTATATGGCGCATGGTAGTCGTATTTCTCCAAGATAGCAAAAGTGATACGGCTGTCGATGCTCGGACTATTGATGGGCACAAAGCACTTGTTACCCGTCTTCTGCTGGACTATCGAGAACTGACCGTTGCGGAAATTCTCAGGACTAATGCGCACCAGGTCAGAATACCTCTGGCCGAGGTTGCAACCAAGCACGAACATATCGCGCACTCGTTCCAATGTCTCTATCTTGTTCCGGCGCAGTTTCATCACCTTCTTTGAACGGAAACTATATGTCGGCTCTTGACCAATCTTGAAGTGATAGATGTGGCTGATTTCGTCGGGCGTGAGCGAAATCTTGCTGGGGATATAGTTCGGAATGTCCACCTCGCTGTAACTCGGATTCAACTTCACACCGTACTTGGATGACCAGTTGAGCACCGCAATCAGGTTCGCCTTCACATGACCGATGGTGGAATACTTTAGTCCCTGGTCTGCGAGGAACGGTACGAAGTGGTTCCAGAACACTGACGAGATCATGGCAGGCATGATGGTGCAACCGAACTGCTGCTCAATGTCATCCAGCTTATTGACCAGCATACGATAATTCTGTTTGATTTTCGGGTGTGATCGTGACTTGATTTCGCACATCTTCGTGATGCACTCAATCAACGTGCATCTGCTCAGGTCGAGTGAGAACATATCGCTCATACTCGAAGTCAGGTACTCGCGGAATCCTGCTCCCGCATTGCTCTGATAAAATCCTTGTGTCATCATAATCGTATCTGCAATAAATATGGGGCAGCGTTGCGCGTTGCTATGGCCATTCATGCGAAGCCACCGGGTCCTATTCGGATGACCGACGCTGCTGCCCCAATGAGGTTCAATTACAATAATATGGCAGATACAACAAATGCCACCTATGATGGCGGCATCGACGTACCGCATGAATGTTTAAGCGGTGCAAAGATAAGCCTTATTCCTGAAACCGCAAAACTTTTCTCCATATTTTTTCAAATGATATAAAAAACAAAGGAACGTAGGTCCTGAAAACCTGCGTTCCTTATGTATTGAGTTATTACAAGAACTATTTTCTTACCACAAATACTTCTTAATCTCTCCACCTACTGCCCTTGCAAGAAAGTCGTGTCCTACAGTACTTTCATGTAGAGTATCGGTTCTTGATTGATATTTGGTGTCAAGATACTCTATATCTTGTTCAGGATTCACACCACACTTGCACAAATTTAAGACAGGAAGTCTATACTCTTCTGCAACTTCTTCTATCATCTGAGCCTTAGAACTACCACCGTCATAACCTTGACTTCCATCATTCTCGTTGATAAACACTATCATAGCCATAGGAGCAATCAGTCTGATATTTTTGATAGTCTGACGAATAGCACCTTTGAATGTAAGTACGTCATACTTGTTTTCTGCATTATCTCTTGTGTTACTTGAACCTGTGGTAAGACTTGGTGGGTCTGCATCAATTATGCGGTCATTAACACCCATAAATATTGTTACTACATTAGTAGCAGCACTAATTTGCAGTGCCTGATTATAAGCAGTAACTGAATCTGCACCTGGTACTTGTGGTCTTTTGCAAAAAGCAGCACCAGGATAAGCGTGATTACTCATTACTATGCCAGTACGTTCATGTATAATTTGAGGATAGGTGTCACCTTGAGGCCATATTGCTATCTTACCCAGCTCCGTGACATAAGAATATCCACCCTTGATTAACTTAGTAGAGCCATTTGAATAAACAATTCCATCACCAGCTTCAGCCGCTATACCATTATAAGTACCATCTGTCATGATTTGATAGTACCCATCAACAGGACTTTCAGGCCAACTGCTAATTTCGCCATTGTTATTATAATTGGTGTTAATTGCATATCCGGCTGTTCTGCTATCACCAATAGCTTCATAGACGTAGTTGCTGAAATCATAATTACCAGAAGCATTTCCAGGCAAAAGTTCTTGCTTAACAATATACCCATCTTGGTAATCTACGTTAAATAGAGTATCTCCCAAGCAAACAATTCCTGTAGGCGAATTGTTTGTTTTAAATCTTAAAATGTAAGCATTACTTGGAGAAATGGTCGTATATGTTGTACTTGTTCTTATTTCTGAACCAATATAATGGTCATTTTCGTCATACCAAAATAATGTTGATGCATAAAGGGATTTAATAGTATATTGTGTATTGGGGTCAATACTATCTATAACTTGAAGATAATTAAGCGATGTTTCCCAATATGTTTCTCTTGTAATTAGTCCATCATATTCAACACTTCCACCTCTTATTGCTTTCTGTGGATTACAAATGTTTTTTGACTTAAAGGTCAGCAGTCCGGCCCTTCTAAGATTACTTAAACTAATTAGTTTAAGTGGTTCAGCTATTGAAAAAGAAATGTCTGGAGCGAATCTGGTTGCTGCATTTACACCCAAGTTATAAAAACTTCCCCTCTCTACTATTTTGTTATATGATGGTCTGTCAACAAGACACCAAGAATGTATTGTATCAACAGAGTTATTTACACTTGTTGTAAACCTTATAAACGAGGCGTTTTTTTGTGTAGTATTTTGTACCGTTCTTGCTGAATAACTTGTACTGTTGCTAATAAAGTCTTTATTTTCATCATAAAAAAATATGTTGCAACTTATGCTACTACTAATTGCTGACGATGTTCCTGTGACCATTAAATAGTAGTAAGTTTTTTTGGTAATAGGAATATAGCCCACTGGTCTTCTTGTACCACTTTGTTCCATGTTTTGACCAGTATTGGGGTCGATAGCACCAATTTCCATTTCCAAATTTGCAAAATCAATAAATTGTGTAATATCATTGATTAGACCCTTATTCAATCTTGCTTCAACACCTCCGCTTTTTACAAGATTATTGCTAACGGGAGTGGGTTCTTCATCCACCCCTTGCCATTGAGTAACATCAGTAGTAAAGTTCTGAGCCATACATCTGGCTTGTATGTACTTATTGTCAGAACTCTGTACGTATTTCACGCTCATTCCGCCCTTGCGGAGGGCTTCTGGAATGTTCGCGCCATTGGTGCCGAGGGCGGCGGTGAGGTCGGCATACTTAGCCAGCACGCCGCCGGTAGCATGGTAGGCGCTGATGTCGAAAGCTCCGAGAGAGTCAACGAACGGCTCCACGGCAGCATGATCGCTCTCTGCCCTGGTGTGGTCTGACT